CAGTTTATACAAGAAAGAATTATATGTAGGACTTCTGCCCTACTTAAAAGAGTTTGCAGAAACATTAGAATACGATTTAGACATAAACATTCCAGATATAGGAGAAGAAACAGATGTCAAAAAACTTACAGAAGCTCTCAAATTACATGCTGGAGGAAAACCGATACAGGCTAGGGAGTATCAACAGGATGCAGTTGATCATTGTATTAAGCAGGGCAGAACTTTGTTGCTCAGTCCTACTGCTAGTGGGAAGTCTCTTATTATATACAGCCTTATAAGATATCATCAGGCAAAAGGTCGTAAGCAACTTGTTATTGTTCCTACTACATCATTGGTAGAACAAATGTATGGGGACTTTCAAGACTATGCCACAGCAGACAAACATTGGGCAGCACCTGATAACTGTCATAGGATATATGGAGGCAAAGAAAAGAGTAATGAATATCCTATTACTATTTCTACATGGCAATCTATATACAAGTTTCCTAAAAAGTGGTTTGAACAGTTTGATGTCGTGTATGGAGATGAGGCACACTTATTTAAGGCAAAGTCATTAACAACATTAATGAATAAACTTACTAATACACCTTATAGAATAGGAACAACAGGAACATTAGACGGAACAAAGACACATAGGTTAGTATTAGAAGGTGTGTTTGGACAAGTTCATAAGGTTACTACAACTAAAAAATTAATGGAAGATAAACAACTTGCTAATCTTAAAATTGTATGTTGCACACTAAATTATAAAGACGTTATACGAAAAGAAATGAAAGGCAAAACATATCAAGAAGAAATAGATTGGCTTGTTACTAATCCAGATCGTAATGAAATAATAAAGAACTTAACTATTGCACAAGAAGGTAATACACTTGTCCTATTTCAATTTGTAGAAAAACATGGTTCAGTATTACATGAAATGATTAGCAATAGTGTTAAGAAAGGTAGGAAAGTATTCTTTGTATATGGTGGCACAGAAACAGAACAAAGAGAACAAGTTAGAGCTATAACAGAAAAAGAAAATGATGTAATTATTATAGCTTCATACGGCACATTTTCTACAGGTATAAATATAAGAAACCTTCATAATATTGTTTTCGCCTCTCCTAGTAAGAGTAGAATTAGAAATCTACAAAGTATAGGTAGAGGGCTTAGAAAAGGAGATAAGAAGGTAGTATGTAACTTGTTTGACATTGGTGATGATTTATCGTGGAAATCTCACAAGAATTACACACTTAACCATTTAATAGAGAGGGTAAAACTTTATAACGAAGAAGGCTTCGATTATAAGTTAGTAAAAATAGATGTCAGAAGTTAGTATATTAAAATTAAGAGATGGAGCTACAGTAGTGGCAAAAGTAAGTTCAGAAGATGGAGAAAAGTTTTTAGTAGAACATCCTATAGAACTTGTATCAGCAGCAGGAATGTTGAAACAAGGATTAGGAGAAGCTATTAGTTTGAAACCTTGGATATCCATTGCAGAAGAACATGCGTTTACCATTGAAAGAGCACAAGTAATAACAGTAGCAACATTACAGGAAAAGTTTATAAACGGATATCATAATATGGTTGAAGCTATATACTTTAAAGATCCTCAATGGTTGGGAGACTTTGTTGAAGAAGAGGCTCCTACAACTGAGGATGATATTAACATAGATGAATTAGCAGATTACGCAGATGCTATCATAAAAAACAAAATACATTGATATGAAAGAATTAGGAATGGTATTATTAGGATGTTTTATATTCGCAGGATTCTTTTCGGGTGTTATATATCCGAACCTAGAATATAAAGGTTATCCTAGCACACATAATTGCACAGGACAATGTTATGCAGATTATGTAGCTGAACATGGAACAACTGTAGAAATATTACAAGCCAAACAGGCTATAGCAGCAGGAGACCCGTTCAGTAGTATTAGAGGATTATACGCAGGTTGCGCTGCCTGTCATGGTAGGAACGGAGAAGGTAGTGGAATGTTTCCTCAGTTAGCAGGTAACAGTGCAAGTTATATTAGTGGACAACTAATCAAGTATAAGAATAGAGAACAAATTGGAATGAACAGTTCTATGATGTGGGGACAAGCAGGCAACTTGTCTGATAAAGAAATTGAATTATTAGGGGAATACATAGAAGCAGGTTTCCCAGCTGAATAATAGGAGTATATTATGGCAAAAAGACGTGACCCTAACTCGGCTCACTACATTGATAACAAAGAATTTTTAGCAAAAATATCTGATTATCGTGAGAAGAGAATAGAGGCAGAAGAATGTGGTGACCCAAGGCCACAAGTAACTAACTACTTGGGAGAGTGCTTTGTGAAGATTGCTAATCACTTGGCATATAAATCCAACTTTGTAAATTATACATTTAGAGATGAAATGATTCTAGATGGTATTGAAAATTGTCTTACATACATGGACAACTTTGACCCAGCAAAATCTAAAAATCCTTTTGCATACTTTACACAAATCACATACTATGCTTTCATTAGACGTATCCAGAAAGAGAAACGTCAGATGGAAACAAAGTTCAAATATATAAAGTCATTAGATATAGAACAAATATTAGAAGCAAGTGCAGATGGCACAGAAGGTTCTAATGAATATATCAGTTATATGAGAGGCATAATTGAACAAGCAGAGGCAGATAATGCAGCAGCAGACAAAGCTAATGCAGGTAAGAAGATGCCTAAACGTCGTCCTAAATACTTAGACGAAAAAATTAAAGCAGAAGAATCAAAAAAAGGTAAAACTGACTCTTGAATCTAGGTTCAGGTTTCATATATAATATCACACTATGGGAAAGTTAAGATATTCAGAGGTATTTTATAGCGTCCAAGGCGAAGGCAGATTCGTAGGTGTTCCTAGTGTCTTCCTCAGAGTCTTTGGTTGTAATTTTGAATGCGCTGGCTTTGGACAAGAACGTGGTAAACTAATTGCTACAGATCAGATGCCTTACTTTACAGACCCTAAAGCAGATAAGAATCATCCTGAGGCATATAAGAGTATTGAAGAACTGCCTGTTACTCCTATAGGTTGTGATTCCTCAGCATCGTGGGCTATGAAATACAAACATTTACAATTAACAGAAACAATAGAACAAGTCCAACAAAGAATTATAGATTTACTTCCTAATGGTAAGTATGATGAAAGAGAAGATATACATCTAGTTATTACAGGCGGAGAACCTTTATTAGGTTGGCAAAGAGTATGGCCTGAATTATTAGAACTAGGCAGAAGTATAGGATTGAAGAACATTACATTTGAAACAAATGGAACACAAAATTTACAAGAACAATTTATAGAATACTTAAATGGAGATGGTAAAGACATACATGTTACATGGTCTACATCTCCTAAATTAAGTTTATCAGGAGAAAAGAATGAAGATGCTTTGAAGCCTGATGTATTGGTAGATATGAATAAGGTTACGAATAGTCATTTATATAATAAATTTGTCGTTAGGGATATAAATGACTTCGAGGAAGTAGATACTTTCGTGAACGCATACAAAGAGGCAGGTGTAAAATTAGATGCTGTCTATTGTATGCCTGAAGGTGCTACATTAGAACAACAAACACTAACGGCAAAAGGTGTTGCTGAGGCATGTATGGAAACAGGCTACAAATTTAGCCCTAGGTTACATATAGATTTATTTGGTAATGCCTGGGGAACGTAAATATGAAATGGTGGGAAACTTTATGGAAACAAGATGTTGAAAAAGACACTTGGACAGACCCAGACCCTGATGATTTGACAGTAGATAATGCTTACAAAACCAGATGGATTTGGTATCACACAATCCTAGGAATAGGAATGTTCATGACAAACATATTATTGATTGCTATTTTACTACTATTGGCGATAAAATTATGAGTGAACAAGGAGTAATAATTGTATCTTGGCAGGATATTGATGAGATGGTTGGAACACTATATCAAAAATTAAAAGACGAGAACATAGATAAAGTGGTAGGCATATCACGTGGTGGACTTATACCAGGTATTATGTTATCACACAAACTGAACGCAGGCTTTGAACCTCTTGAATGGCAAACCAGAGATGGTGAGTTTCAAGATAGGATTAAGGCAAACGGATTCAACAAAAATTTAAAAGGCACTATTTTTGTTGATGATATTTGTGATAGTGCCTTAACAATTAAGCAGATAAAGGAAATTATTCCTAAAAGTCGTTGGGCTGTATTACACCAAAAAGCAGATATAGAGCTTGATTTTGTAGCTGAAAGACTGTATGCTAATGATGATAGATGGGTAATTTACCCTTGGGAAGAATAAACTTGGATTATAAATATAAAGGTAACACAAAGGTTACGACTAACATAAACAAATATCCGTGTAAGGAAGGAGTAATAAATGGCTTTTAATAAGACAAAAACTGACCCTGAACTTGGGTTAGAAATCCACAAACACTTGGTCAAGTGTGGTGTAGAAACACCAGTAATAGAATCCAAACTTTCTAGAACAGAAAAGATTGATATAATCAGAGATAAGTTTACTGACATTATGAATGTCATGGGACTAGATTTATCTGATGACAGTCTTATGGACACACCTAATCGTGTGGCTAAGATGTATATTAATGAAATCTTCTGGGGTTTGGACTATGAGGCATTTCCTAAATGCACAGCAGTAGAAAACAAAATGGAATATGAAAGTATGGTTATAGAAAGGAACATTAATGTCCAATCTAACTGTGAACATCATTTTGTCGTTATTGATGGTGTAGGAACTGTGGCATACATTCCT